ATAAGCAGTTGATGAAGTATTCGCAGCACGGTCAAAAAGTCACCATCTATGAGAAAGATGATGATGGAAACATCAAATACTACGTGGATGGTGACGGTAACAAAATCCCTTTGATTGCAGATGAGAAAGTTGGTTTTTCAGAACCAAAAGAGTTCTGCGCTAATATCAGTAATAAGTTGAGCGAAGTTCTGGTAAAAGAGTTTGGAGTTGATGACAGTAGCACTTATGTACAGATTGTTACCGATAAAGGATACCTTCCTTTGAAAGCCGGTGATGTGGTCTGGAAAAAGTCGGAAGTCGGTTATGATGATTCTGGACTCGTGGACAGCACAACAGCTGATTATGAGGTTAAGGGGGTTGCTGATGAAGGGCTGACCGTCGATCTGTTTTTGCTCCAGAAAGTTGTGAAGTGATATGTCAAAAACCATTTCAGTATCATTGTCAGAAAAATCATTCAGGGATGCATCAAAAGAGATTTTGAAGTACAAAAAAGAAATCATTGCGAAGTGTCAGATGTTTGCGGAACGTCTTGCAGAACGTGGTGTAGAAATTGCTCAAATGAAAATCCAAAGTCACAATGCTGTTTATACTGGTGAACTGTGGGCGAGCATACAGAAGACTCCCGGAATGGTTTTAAAGTATGGTAGTACCTACATCGTCTACACGGATTGTCCGTGGGCGAAATATGTTGAGTTTGGTACTGGTATTACCGGCTTGCATAATCCTCACCCGAATGCATCTGTATCTGGTTGGAAATATGATGTTAATGAGCATGGGGAATCCGGCTGGTTTTACTACAGAGACGGAGAGTGGCACTGGACAAAAGGAATGCCGTCCAGACCGTTCATGTACGAGACCGATCTGGAACTGATACTGGAAATTTCAAAGATTGCAAAGGAGGTGTTCGGCAATGGCTAGTGGTAATCAATGGGCGTTTGATATTGAAACAAATGTGTTCTCAAAAATCTATGCTCAGCTTCATGAGAAGTATCCAAAAGCACTTATCACCCGTGATGAGCAGTCGAGCACCACACCTACATTCCCAACGATTCTTATACAGGCATTAGAGCCGGTAGAACGGAATCCAGATCTGGAAACGCAGATCAATAGCGTGCTGTTTAGCACACAGATCAAAGTAACTACAAACAAAGACAGAAGTACAGCCATGAGCATAGCAAGCGAAGTGGCAAAGCGTTATAAGGATTTATCGTTTCAGTTAATCGGAATGCCTTATTGCCGAAAAGAAGATAAGCTGTGGGAAGCTACATTCCGGGCAAGACGAACATTCGATTGGAACGACAGATTATAAAGAGCAGCAATGCTCTTATTTTTTTACTTATTTTTAGGAGGTAAGAATTATGGCAACAGGCTTAAAAAGTAGAATTGCTTATAAGGAACCGAGTTCCAGCGCGGCAGCAGGTGCTTACTGGGCAGGAACCTACAAGCTGCTTATCAGAGCAAAATCAATCCCGTCCCCGTTCGGATCCCAGAACATGGTTGACACTTCCACTCTGGAAGACCTTGTTGAGACTCAGGAGATGGGAAGACGTTCTGCTGGTTCCATGGAAGTTGAAGGTGCTTTTGAGAAGAAGTACAAAGATGAGATGGTTCAGAATGAGGGCAAGAAGCTCGACTTCATTATCCTGTACGGTACTGACGGAAAAGGTTCTGAAGGTATTTGTGGATTTATCGGACAGGAGGCTTTTGCTCCCGGTGAGGCATCTGACGATCATCTGACTGGTACTGCTACGGTTTCCGTACAGACCGTCCCGAAGTGGATTGAGGATGCCTATGATGTTTCGGTAACAGAGGATGAGAACGGTTATCCGACTGCTATTACCCTGACAAAAAAATCATAAGCCAGTCTGCTAAAAGCAGAAAAGCCGTGGTGACTGGCTACGATGACGAAACGGCTGAGCCGGAAGTTGATATGTGGTAAAAGTGAAATGTGGGGCGGTCTACGGACTGCCCCCTTTCCTATAACAGATTCATGGAAAGGGAAAAAAATGAAAGAAATTACAGTTAATGGAAATGACTACAAATTAGAGTTTAGCTTTGAAGCGGCAGAAAAAAAAGACTTTGTGTCTATGATGTTCCGTATTGTCTCCGGTGCAGCACTTCTGGAAGATGCGGCTGACATGGATAATCCGACACCTAAAGACATGATTAACGGAACAATCAACATGGTATCTGATATTCCGCACATCTGCCGTACAGGATTTTTTGTCGGTCTGATGGAGAATAATCCGGTATCAGAGACAGAAGCAAAAGCTCTGATGAAATCATATATGAAAGAGAATAAAATCGGCTATGCAGACCTGTATGAAGACCTGCGTAAATGCATGGAGGAGGACGGTTTTTTCGAGCTGTCAGGAATCACCAAAATGCTGAACCAGATGGCAGAGAATCAGAAGCAGAGAAAAGTGCCGCAGGATCACAAGCAGAAATCAACTGGCACAAAATAATCTGGGAAGAATACTTCCCGGTGGCTTTTTCCATCGGAATTTCAATAGATGAGTTCAAGCACCTTAATCCAACGAAGCTTGGATATTGTCTGAAAGGCTATGCAATCCAGGAACGTAGGAAGGATGCACAGATGTGGGCATGGTTAGGAAATTACGGCTTGTCTGCCGTGGCTACAGCCATTGAACATAATTTTGCAAAACATCCGAAGTCCAAATACATTGAAAAACCGATGCTTCAAGACGAAAAAGAAAATACTTCTGGTAACACCGAGTCGAGAGAGGAATGTGCTGTGTATGAAATGAAGCAGCGAATCAATCTTCTCCGGCAGCAAGGTTTACCAGAAAGTCCTGATTAGGAGGAAATTATTATGAGAATTAACGTACATGCCGGACATAACCCGGCAGGAAAAGTTGCGTGTGGCGCAGTAGGTCTTATTCAGGAGTCTGTAGAGGACAGGAGAGTAAAGGATGAGGTTATCAGTCAGCTCCGGCAACTGGGACATACGGTCTATGACTGTACCGTGGATAATGGAACGGGACAGAAAGACGTATTACAGAAAATCGTGCAGAAATGCAGACTGCATGAAGTTGATCTGGATGTATCCATCCACTTCAATTCCGGTGCGAATGATAAATCTGGCAATGGTAAGACAACCGGAGTCGAGGTATTGGTCTACTCTGCGTCCAGCAAAGCAAAATGCTATGCTGAAAAAGTCTGTGCTGCTATTGCAAGATTAGGTTTCCGGAATCGTGGTGTAAAGGTAAATTCCAGTCTGTATGTGCTGAAAAATACCAAGGCACCTGCAATGCTGGTTGAGTGCTGCTTCGTGGACGATAAGGACGATGTGAAGCTCTACAATTACTATGAGATGGCATCCGCTATCGTTTACGGAATCACCGGTGAGAAAGTCTCTGCGACCTCTGAAACCGCCAAAGCAGATACAGGCGAGGAAACTACCACTGGCAATCCGAAAGCTCTTTATCGTGTGCAGGTGGGCGCATACGGGGCAAAGGAAAATGCGCAGGCGATGGCAGACAAACTGAAAAAGGCCGGTTTTGATGCGGCAATCGTGCAGGCATAATTTTAGTCTGATTTTATGGGGCAGTAGGTGTCAAAGCTTACTGCCCTTTTTTGCTTATAACGAGCGACCGGACACCGTTTTAGGTGTTCGCTAACCATCTAAAAACTAATGGTGGAGGTGAAATAAATGGCAGCAACCACGATTGATGATCTTCAGATCAAGATTGAAGCGGATGCGAAAACTGCTTCTGATAAGCTGGATGCACTTGCTCAAAGCATGGTGAAACTGGCATCAAGCCTGAGCATCAACGTTGGCAAGATGTCTGGTGTTGCTATTGGACTTAATAGCATTACCAGAGCTTCACAGAATCTCAATTCCAGAAATATAACAACACTGGCAACTGCTATGGGGAAAGTAGCAGGTGTGGATTCTGCTCAGATTTCCAGAGTAGCTGGTTCTATGACGCAGCTCAAAAACAGCGTTTCTGGCGGTTTTAACACCGATATGACCGGAATAGTGAATGTTGCTAATTCATTGTCAAAATTGGGCGGTAAGAACGCTACACAGGGCGCACAGAACCTTGTGCTCATAAAAGATCAGCTTGCTCAATTTGTACAGGGCATGAACAGCGTAGGAACATTTACATTTGACCCTACTGGACTGACAAACACAATTAAGGCTATTGCGAAGCTGGGTGGAAAGACCGCAACGCAGGCAACGGCAAATCTTCCGAGTATTTCTGCTCAATTGCAGAATTTTGTCCGGCAGATGAACCAGATCGGCTCTATGTCGTTTGACAACAAGAATCTGACCGACCTTGTAACGTCCATAGGAAGGTTAGGAAGCGTTGCAAGTGGGAGAGCGGTAAATAATATACCTTTGCTTGCAAACAACCTTAAATACCTGTTTGAGACGCTCTCAAAAGCACCATACATCAGCCAGAACATTATCCAAATGACCACGGCACTGGCTAATCTGGCACGTACAGGAGCATCTAGTGGTACTGCGGCAAGATCACTGGGAACAAGTCTTTTCTCATTCTCAAAATCTGCCGGTAACGCAAGGAAGAGTGCATTTTCTTTGGCAGGTGCTATCGGTAAGTTTTACGCAACTTACTGGATGGTCATTAGAGGACTTGGACTTTTCCGGGATGCTATTGACATCTCATCCGATTTAACAGAGGTTGAGAACGTTGTCCGTACCACGTTCGGAAATATGGAGTACAAGGTTAATGACTTTGTGCAAAACTCCATTCAGCAGTTCGGTATGTCCGAACTTTCCGTTAAGCAGTATGCCAGTACATTCCAGGCTATGGGAACTGCTATGGATGTCGGCGGCAAACAGATCGAGAAAGCAAACAGGTTCTTAAATGGTGCCACAGACGGATATATTGGATTGTCAGATTCTATGTCAGATGTGTCTTTGAATCTTACTAAACTGACTGCGGATATGGCATCTTTCTACGACAAAGATCAGGCAGATGTTGCCAAAGACCTGCAATCTGTATTCACCGGAATGGTAGTTCCGCTACGTAAATATGGACTTGATCTGACGCAGGCCACTCTGAAAGAGTGGGCAATGAAGAACGGCATGGATGCTGATATTAAGTCCATGACGCAGGCAGAAAAGGCAATGCTGCGGTATCAGTACGTATTAGCAAATACCACGGCAGCACAAGGGGATTTCGCCCGGACAGCAGATACTTGGGCGAACCAAGTACGAATTTTGAAACAGAACTTCCAGCAGTTAGGCGGCATTATTGGTGGTGCGCTGATTAACGCATTCAAACCGTTTTTACGGACTCTGAATTTTGTTATGCAGAAGGTAATCAGCTTTGCAACAACGGTAACAAATGCCCTTGGTGCAATCTTCGGTTGGAAATTTGAAGTGTCCGGCGGTGGTGTAGCTGAGGACTGGTCAGATGCGGCAAGTTCAGCTGATGATCTGGCAGACAGTACTGGTAAAGCAGCTGACAATACAAAGAAGATGAAAACCAATCTTCTTGCTATTGACGAATTAAATGTACTTAACCCGGATGATTCAGATACCGGTTCCGGCGGTTCTGGTTCCGGTGCAGGTGGCGCAGGTGGCGGTGCTGGCTCTGGTGGTCTGGTTAAGACAGACACTATCTGGAAAGATTTTGAAAGTAATATCAAAGACCTGTATCAGTTGGGCGAGTATATCCGTGATGCACTTATCGGTGCAATGGAAAGTATTGACTGGGATAGTGTATATGAGAAAGCAAGAAACTTTGGTACTGGTCTGGCACAGTTTCTTAATGGACTTTTTGCTGGATCTAACGGAATTACTCTGTTTGGAGAAGTTGGAAAAACCATTGCGAGCGCATTAAATACGGTAGTTTATGCAACACTGTCATTTGGCAAAGAATTTAATTTTGAACAGTTTGGATACAACATAGCTGATGGAATCAATAACTTTTTTGCTACTTTTGACTTTGCAGCATTGGCAGAAACCTTGAATACTTGGGTAAATGGAATATGGAATGTCCTCACAACAGCAATATCCAATATAGACTGGATGACGGCATATAACAAGATTGTCGAGTTTTTAGAAAACATTGATATAAAAACAATAGCGATTACTATTGGAATGCTTTCTATAAAAAATATTCTTGGTGCAAATATTGCTTCTAGCGCATTGGGATTTGTCGGAAAAAGTATTTCTCAGAAAATTGGATCAGCAATTGCCTCCAGTCTTGGCATTGAAATGGCTGCTGGAGGAGGAATAGGAAAAGCTTTAACACTGGCAGGTGGAAAGATGGGAAGCACATTGCTTCTTGGTGCAAAGGCTGTTTTAGGAAATAAAGAAGCACAGCTTGTCTTTTCAAATCCAGTGGCAGCGGCTGCATCTGGAATAGAAACAACAGTAAATCCTATAATTGCTTCTTTGTCTGGAATTACTGGAATAGTTACAGGAGCAGGCATTGCAATTTGGAATTTTGTCAGCATGTGGCAAAATGGGTTCAGCATTATAAAAGAAGTTATAATGGGAATTGGAATTGCATTGGCAGCAGTTGGAGCGGTAATTCTTGGAGCACCTGCACTTGTAGCAGCGGTAATTGCTGGAATAGTAGCGGCAGTAGCAACTATCGTAATTGTTATTAAAGACCATTGGGAAGAAATTGTTTCCTTTTTTACTTCGACAATACCTGCATGGTGGAATGGTACTGCACTTCCGTTTATTCAAAGCATTCCAGAAAAATTTATGGAGCTTGTTGATAATATTGCAACATTTATTTCTGAACTTCCAGGAAAAATTGGATATTGGCTTGGCTATGCATTTGGGAGTTTTGTGAGCTGGATATCTGATACAATTTCTTTTGTGACTGAAAAAGTTCCAGAAATAATAGACTCAATAGTAAAGTGGTTTGCCGATCTCCCGGATAAAATACACAATAAATTTGTTTTGGTTCTTCAAAAATTATCTCAATGGAAAGACGATGCAGTAACGTTTGTTACTCAAAAAGTTCCAGAAATAGCAAATGGAATTATAGATGCATTCAAAAATCTTAAAGATAATTTGTTTGACATTGGGAAAAATGCTATAAATGGTCTTTGGGATGGCATGAAAAACACCTGGGATACAGTCAAAACGGGAATTGCTGATTTTGTTTCTGGAATAACAACCGGCTTTACGGATGGTCTTGATATCCATAGCCCAAGCCGCGTCATGGCTGAAATAGGCGGATATACGATAGCCGGATTTAACAACGGAATTATCGAAAATATCCAGACAACCATGAACTCCATTCATGAGTGGATATCTAACATTGAAGCAGTATTAGCTCCTGAGGTATGGGCGAATATTTTCAATAATATAATCCGTGGTTTTCAATATAAATGGTTGGAGTTCCGCACATTTTGGAATAGCAGCTTGAACGCATGGTGGAATGCGAATGTTACTCCGTGGTTTGCAGTCGCAAAATGGACTGCACTTGGAAATAACATGAAGAACGGATTGTATTATGGATTCAAGGGAATCGTGCAGATGATAGGATCTGTTATGAATGGTATGATAGATGTATTTAATGCCGGTCTTTCTCGAATCAAGAATGCAATGAACAATCTTATAAGCGATTATAATTCTGTTGCTGGTGAGCTTGGCGTTTCAAAACTTCCTCATGTGAATGTTGCTACAATCTCAAAAGTCAATATTCCAAAATATGAAGTTGGTGGATTCCCTGAGGACGGTCTGTTTTTTGCAAACCATAATGAAATGGTTGGTCAGTTTTCTAACGGAAAAACAGCGGTTGCAAACAATGAGCAGATTGTTGCAGGAATCCGTGAAGGAGTAAAAGCAGCAGTTGCTGAGGTCCTGGCTCCTTATCTGTCAGAGATCGCCGATAATACCAGAGAGACAGCTGAAAAAGATGCATCTTTCACGGTGGACGGTAGAGAGCTTGTAAAAGCAATCAACGAAAGAGAAGCAAGGAATGGATTTAGTTTCACGTAAAACTAAGGCGGTGGGGTAAAACCTACCGCCTCTTTTCTTTTACCTTTTTTCGTGGTATAATCTGGGTATATTTTTATGGGAGGAAAAGGTTATGGGAACTATTTTTATGGTTTTAGGAACATTATTGATTTTGGCAGTCCCAGTTTTAATTATAATGATTTTGGTTCGTTTTTTCAGAAAAAAGGAACTGAAAAAATTGTTTCATATTTTGATTTTTTGCTTTGTAGCAGGTAATATTTTAGGAGTTACTGGTTCATTTATTGATAATCCACATAACGGCGAAGAAACTGAATCTGCCCAAGAAGTGACAGATGATATCGTTAAAGAGTCCGAAGGCCAAGAAGAGGTTTTACGGGAAGACGAAGAAATTTCATATGATTTGCAAGAAGACACTGATTCGGAAGTGAATAATTCAGAAGAATATTCTTTTTTGACTACTTTGAAATCACAAATGGATGAAACTGTTGCCAGTGAGGCATACAGGATTCTTAAGGATGAAATAGGGTTTTCAGAACTAGATTTTGTTGAAAAAATAGGAGACACAACAAATTATAAAATAAATGCTGATGGAACAGAAATTCTATTAACTGCCAGCGATAAAGTATACAGGATTTTTATTCCAAATAGCGATAATGTATTTTACGAAGACGATGCAGTCAAGATAACAGCAAAACAATACAAAGATACACAAATTGGTTATGATGAACAATCAGCATATTATATTATTGCAAAGACAATAGTTGAAAGTGCATTGAAAAATCCTGGTTCAGCAAAATTCCCGTCAATTAACACAGAAGCAGGAAGCATTGCGATAGAGAGAAACGGGGCATTAGTTGTAGTTCAAAGTTATGTAGATGCAAAAAATTCTTTTAATGCAACTGTTAGAAGCAATTGGACAGTAGAATTTATGGTTTATGACTTAAATAATTATTCATATGATGCTTTGTATATTGAAATTGATGGTGAAAAATCTGGGGAATACATAAAACTTGATGATTGGGTTCAACCTTAAAATTAAAGGGCGGAGAAATCTGCCCTTATTTTTTTGTTAGGTCAAAGCCCTGTTTGAAAAATTTTTTGCTTGTTTCGTTGCTCAATATAGTTGCATAGGGCGGTTTTGCGCCGCCCTAGTTGGTGAACTAAATGAGAACTTAAACAAGAAAGCTTCAACTGGTCATGCATATATTCACGATACTTGGTATACTTCTGAATTTAATGCTAATCAAAACAAATTGATTATAGGACATTCTGTTGAGTCAGGAAATGTCGCTGGACATTTTTGTTATCTTGCCTGTGCAGCTGAAAGTGCCGATAACACTCCGAAATTATACAAAATATCTGGAGATGTAACTCCTTTGTTTAATTGGAACAATGGACTTTCTCTTGGAATTGGTGCAAGCTCTCAACAATGGCTTAATGTTGATTTGATTGCTTTATCAAATTAATTGATATTTTTATAGCAAAAGGTCAAACTGTTCGAGCTGAGAAGATTATCTACATGTTACATAACACCATATAAGCTAAATTTATTTGAAGTACTTCCGATATTTAATATATACGATATGCTTGTGTCAGATTTATATGTTGCGATCAGGCTAACCAAATAATCGCTAGAAGTCGCTGTTGTATTTACATAATTTTTTACTTTGATTTTAAACAATTCTGGCGGAATCATGCAGCTAAATCCACCAAATACAATCACAAGATATCTATATTTGGTAATATCGTCAACAGTAACAGTTTTTTCAGATGTAGTGACAGACAAGTTATCTAACAGTTTTACGATTTTCCCATGATTCTGCAAATTCTCAGTTAGTTCACGAGCTTCTGAAAGAATTTTAGTTGCCTTTACGTGGCTTTCATCCCATGCACCGGCTGGATGGGCAGTGGTGAATTTCCATATTTTGTTATTGCGAATTGTATAATCACCAACAGCATAATCAACTTCTGGATTAAATTCATCCCCAATGTCGTCGTATGCCTGATTAACAGCAGCATTGGTTTCATTCATATTCTTTGCAGAGAAAGTGCTTCCAACAGATTGATAATCAGTAACATCTTCCAGAGATTTTGTTCCATTGCTGTTTTCGGTAATATTATACTGCCGTTTCCCGTTCATAGATTCTGATAAAATATCATCTGTAAAATTTGTTTTTAATGCCATTATACTTGAACTCCTTTCATATTTCCAAATCTAAAAGCCAATCTTATAAGTCCGGCTTTTTGCCTGTCTAATAAATTGTACATGTTTAGTATTGCTGACTCGATTCTGTTCAGTTCATCGTATGTAATAAATACACCATTTGGTACGAATGTCTGTCTGTCACCAAAATCTTGAGTAAAAATATTTTGATTTATTTTCTCAAGATTTTCTTCAAATTTGTTTATTTCGCTTGCGTAGATATAATCTACATAGGTTTTTTCTGGGCCCATGTCTCGTGTGTCAAAAGACATATAAAGAGTTTCCGCTTTATCTTTCAGAAAATCCAGGTTTCCTTTTATGCGGTTGTAATCAGATATATTAAATCTGTCACTGGCCGTCCAGTTCGTTTTTGGTTGAATCCACGCCATATCACAGCACCGCCTTTCTTGCTTTCAATGATCCGCTCCATGCAGCAGAAAATTTTAATTCATTCTGATAAGCACGCACCATTGTATTTTCTCTGTTTTTTAGCTCTAGGAAAAAAAGATCGTTTGCATCAGTCCTCGGATCTCCGTTCCATGATATTTCATATTCCACATCACCTAAATAGTATGTAGACAACCATTTTTCAATGTCCACAGCCATTTCCAATGAGCTTACCAGAGGATTTTTCCATGTTTTTTCGGTTCCTGTCTGATTGTGAATTTTTGAATAGGTTTGCGTATCTTGCAAATATTCTTGCCCACTTACAGAAATCCTCACTTTTTCTCCTGCGGTTCCGACAATATTTACTTTTACAAAATAGCTGCTGCTATCAATGATTGACACTGTTGTATTAGCAGATTCCGTGGATACTGAGAATCCGTAAGAAGCTTTTGCAAGATATACTGTATACTCCTGTGTTGCTGATTCTAAAAGCACCTCTTCCGATGAAAGCTCTTTTATGGCTTCTGGATTTTCTTTGTAAAGCGTTCTTTCTACGGATATAGATTTTATTCTTTCTTGCCGTGTTTCTCTTGGGGAAGTAGAAAGATTAAAGTCTCTGGATAAAACGTAATCCGTTGAATCTCCAAATACAATATTGTCTATCGTTACTCTGGCATTTGGATGACCTTTCGTAAACTCAATTTCTACTTTGTCGAATCGGTCTAATTTCCCAAGGTATCCTTGTTGCAATTCTGGATTTGACACTGTGTATTCTAATACAGTGGTTCCCAAGTAAGAAGTTTTTACTGAGTATTCTGCCGGAGCAACATTCCTAAAATAAATCATCATTCCGAAGCAGATATATCCTGATTCTAATGTGATTGTGATTTTCGGATTGTTTTGAAAATTCCCATTTTCGTCAGCCAATTTGCTACTTACATATCCTATATTATCAATATAGTTGCCATTTTCCGGTAAAAATTTTACATTCCCGTTCACAGAAGAAAAATCATTACTCCCCATGGCATATGCATCTTTTCGACTGTAACTAAGTATATTTTGAGATTTACTGAACTCGGTTTCTCCGTTGGTTTCTGCTGTCATATCAGGGACAAAAGATGATTTGATGTTAATTCGCCCTTTCCGATCCATGCTCAAAACACAACGTCCGGCATTAGATATAATCTGTAATGCTTCAGAATGTTTTACTGCTGGAACAGGATTGTATACGATTACGCTTTTCAAATATTCGTCTATATAGTATTCCTCATCCTTCATTCCGGCATCTGTGAAAACATCAACAGCCAAGTCATATAAAGATATTCCGCTGTTCCGATATAAACCATTGTAATACATGGTATTTAACTTCCAGTAAAACACATCAACCATGGTAAATTCTGCTTGTACATCGTTTGCGCTCCATGATTTAAGATATGTAGTAATTTCTGGAACCCATTCAATATCACCTTTTCCAGTTACATCGTATCCAAACGTGACTTTCATTTCCTGCCCTTGTTCGAGATATGCAATAGCTGATTCAGAATTTTCAGGACTGTAATATAGGTTCTGGTTATCCACAACAAGGGTCATGTCTTGGCTTGGTACAGATTCACAAATAGGAGATACAAAATCTTTATAAGAAAAAGATTTGATCTCTTTATTTGAGAAAGTATTGGAAATTCCGCAGGTAAACTGTAAAATCCGCATTCGTCCCTGCCCATTAACCATGGCCAGCGGTGTTATCCGCAGGAACGTCACCGCATCGAATGTGTCCTCAGTAACAAATACGTTTCCTGAGTTTTCATAGGTCTTCGTTCCATTATCTGACTTGATTGTAAAAGATGTTGGGTAATATTCTCCAAAGTTAATAGTGAGTCCTTTAATATCAGCAAAGTTTCCAACAAAAGAGATATATATTGATTCCAAAAGTCCAGAAGTTACCATTCCGTTGTTATAAAAATCATAATCAGAATATTCTTCCGGCAAAAAATACATTGTTCCATCAACTTTGGAAAAATCTTGCTCCATAGTTGCATATATTTTCTTTGCGGTATTGTCCTTGAAAGGAGCGGTATTGTTTGCAAAATAAGCAAAATCATTATTGCTATCATCCGCAAGTACATTTTCTGTAGCAATTGAACTGACAATTCCAATTCTGGCAGATATATACCCTCGGTTCCTGCATGGCTTCTTCATTGCGTCTTTGTATTCTTTACTTACATTTTGCATGTTAATCACTCCAGGCCTGCATCAATAAGATTAAATTTACAATTCTCGTACTTTGTAACAATGTGAGAATCTTGGTCTGCAAATAATGGAACACCGGTCCTGTCTCCAGGATACATTGTAACGGTGATCGGTTTTCCTGTCCGGTAGTCCTCAAAAGTTACCGGCACATAAAATGGTTCTACTGCCTTTAACATTCTTTGCCATGTTTCTGCATCCAGCATTGCCCATTCCAGATTGTTCAGTTTAAAAATGTCTCTTCCTACTCGCTGCCCAATAACTGCGTTATTTGCGTTTCGTCCGGCATTTACCGTTGTGCTGATGATATACGAAAATCCAACCCTTGGACACGGGAAGTCTACTCCATTTACGTTCAAAAACGATGACATTCCTCCGCCTGATCGCATAGTTCTTATTGCCATGTAGGCACCTCCGTTCTTGGCAGAAGTACCATCGGGCAGTCTGCCAGTATCTTTTTCTGGTTAGCGGATACCTCTTGCGGTATCCGGCTTATATCCTTACTGGATTTCACATTTAAGCGGCAAATATGATACGAATCTGCTATTCATCCACGGTTTTTCCGGTGTTCCAAATTCTTCACTGTCTTCTGATGTCCAGATAAAATTACCAACAACATACACGGCTTCACCTTCAGCCGGCCTGTTCTTCGCAAACCCACTTTTCCTTTCCAATTCATATTTTCCTATGCAGATTAAATTTCTCTTAGCCAATTCAAGATAATGTGAGAATGTCCCATCGCAAATACACCTGTCTCCACACCATCCGTCAAAATCTGTTTCCGGATCATACTTTATCTTCACTTCAAACTTTTCTCTTGTATCTGGTCGAGTAAATTCAAGACTCCATAAATTTTCACCGCATTTTTCCTTGTAAAATAAATAGTCAAGCACCTTGTCTGTGCCAAACTCAAAGCAGTTTTTCTTCAAGTCCACTTCTTTCTTCACAAAATCCAATGATTTCCCCATAATCAATCATACCTCACTATTCTATCAATTTCGCTTTTAAATTCCGGCGGATATAGCCGGACATAAAGTGGGACAGGCTCTTTTCTATGCCATCCCGGTAGTTCGTTTGCATGTACATATCAATTAGCGGAATATACTGGTCTAGCGTCCACACATCATCCATGATTCCATATTCGTCCTCATCCTGATGCAGGTAGTTGTATACGATATTGCTAATAGCCGGTCGTGTGAGTGGCTTATGCGGCTTTCCTTGTGTTCTGGCATATTCATTTACAAAGTATTCGGTTATGTCTTTCAGTTCTTCTCTAAAGCTGCTAACAGGTGTTTCTCCTTCTTCCGTCATTGCCTCGTCAATGGCTTTTATGATTGTAGGAGACAACGTACCACTTTCAGATGTGGGAGAGACCTCTTTTTCCGCAGAAAAAGAGCATACTCTCATACTATTATCTTCTATATTTCTATCTATTTTACTATCTATATGTCTTTGTTCTATTTTTTGGGATGGAGACTCATTTTTTTTATCATCCAGACTACTAAATTTTGTTAGGCAGACTCTCAAAAAACGTTTGCGTCCATCAAATTTGCTAATTTTTACGTATCTAAGCTTGATTAACTTGCTGATACTGGCAGATACTTTTGACACACTGCATTGGCAAAATTCTGCCAAATATTCATTGCTGGCATAGCATCCTCCGTTTTCCTCTACATCTAAGCTATTGATCTCGGCCAGAATAAATTTATCAATTGCACTCAGTTCGTTATCAAGCCAAACTTCCTTTGGAATAAAAATCCCCTTAAAATCTCTTGGATACTCAAATCCCTTTTCCATATACTCTACCTCCTACAAATAGACTCCTACATTTATGAAAAACAACTGGCAGGCGGTGTAGGATTTCCGCTTTTCGTGTTGCAATCACTAGCCAGTTGGTTTTACCAATTCCAGACAAACAAAAAACGCTCACCAGACACAGTATTTCTACCATATCCAGTGAGCGTGATTCTCAAAATGTTTGCCGTCCTTGCTCGATTCGCCCTATCCTTTGCGCCCCGTTCTCCCCTCAACGGCAAGCCGGGCGGAGCTGGCGGATTCGGTTAAATTTTCTTATATTATAACATTTTTTCTTCTTTATATCAAGAAGTTATTGGTCGATTACTAATGCAACATAACCGATTACATTATCAATGTCAGATTCGGAGCACCTGAATCTGCTATCCCGGATGCTCAGATATTCGTAGTGACCGTTGCCACATGAATGCCGTCTGACAATGAAAACGTTATCACCATAAATGATAACACTGTCTTCGGATGGTTTTGGATACCGGTCGTTTGCGATCAGAAGAATGTCATATGGAGTGTAGTGAGGCATATAGTGATCCACGGAGGTTTTTATACCCATAAAAATTTGCGGTTTGATATTTTGCGGAATATCGGTGATATCAATGGATTCAAAATCACTGGAAATATGTAGCGTGCCGTCCGGGTGCTCTTCCAGATTCATGACAGGGACAGTCTTGCGTCCTTGCCTGAAACCGCCATTGGAAAGCTCATATTGACGATGGATAAACCAACGGATAAAATACTGGTAGTGCTCAGGCATTTCACGGAACATGGATATGCAATCCATATTTTCTTCTGAAAAAGTATCCAGACCGATCAGCTCATCGAGAGTTACACCGATAGCTTTTGCTAAGAGGGCAGCAGTGGATAGCTTGCAATCTTTTGAGTTCTGGTACAACAGATTTTTAAGCGTGTCAAATGAAATACCAGCGGATTCAGCCAGCTCATGAATGGTAATGTCTGAATACTTTAAGCAAACATCCAAATTGTGACGTAAATTTGCTGTTAAGACGGCATTATCTCTGGTAAAATATTCTGATAATTCATACAAGTTTTCTTTTTTCATGACCTTTTACTCTCCTTATTTGAATGATAAAATGGCAATGTCTTCAAAAGAAGACATCAACTTCTGGCTGGGGGAGCACTAATCCGCATGGTGTTCCCTCATACGAATAGCTTACTTTCCGACAGAGGAAGTGTCAATATTTTCGTTTTTACAAAATCCTACATAATTCGACAAAATCCGATATATTGGCAAAACAAAACATATGTTCTACAGTTTGGGCATTGATACATGGTTGCGGATTTTTTCGATTGGAGGGGTATTTGTGAATGAAAAAGAAGTCTACAGGGAACGGATTATTGAGATGGTGAAAAAAACGGAAAATAACGACATGCTACGATTCGTGTATATCGTGGTTTCTGAATTGAAAGGAATAGTAGAAGATGAACAAAATAAGAATTGAATCTAAGACAAGTGAGAGCGGATATACATCCACTAGAGTGTACTTTGACGATCATGAGATTACTGGAATCGTTAAAATGAAACTGGAACAGGATATTACTATGCATGTTCCTGTACTATCACTTGATATCAAGGCAACCGATCTCACTCTTGACGACCAAATGGTTAGAGTAAATCTTGATGGACTTGGAGAAATAGAAAAGATTATTTTCAAAGATGATAACTGGTGTAGGGAGTTCCCGTAATAGGAACTCATTACCTTTTTATTTCGTTTTGCACCAGTATGGAACATTCTTTTCCACGACAAGTGCCGGTTTCTCTGGAATATTCGCACAGCGTCCTGCCAATGTCTGCTTTTCCGGTTGACAAATCTTTAAGCGTGCAGTTTCCATATGTTTCTAATTCAACAGAATAATTTTTCTTTTGCACATCGCAAAAACCGTTTAACCTCATTTTTTACACCTCACTAAGCATGTTTATTGTATCAATAACATGCTTTTTCTTTTCGTCTGAAAGTTCAAAATATTTTTTTAAGGCTTTGGCCATCTCTGGGTCTTGAACCAATTTTCCTACTAACTTTGCGGTTCCTACTGACAGGTCTACCTTGGGTTCTTCTCCGGTCATTAAGTAGTCTATTGAGACACCAAGGAACTGTGAGATAGAATACAGTCGGTCTGCCGGAAACTTTCCTTCACGTAATTTACCTACATATCCATTTGAAAATCCACAGGCTTGTTCTAATTTCGATATTGGAATCTTTCGTTCTTTACATATTCTTTTTACTTCATCGACACTGTTAAAAGTTCCCATTTTGTTTCCTTTCAAAAAAATAGAAATAATTCTAAAAATAGGGTTGACAAAATAGAGATACGTCGATATAATCAAATCATAAATTTAGAAATACCTCTAAAAGTTAAAAATGATTATTCGATAAATCTCAATATTTGGTAGCACTTATATTGTAGATTATTCTCTAAACATTGTCAATAGAGCTATTTCTAAAAAAATAGAAGAAAGGAGGATTAAATATGATTTATAGCAAAGTGATTGAGTATTGTGAGAAAAACAAGCTGTCTATAGCCGCATTTGAAAAAAAATGCGGAATTGGAAATGGAACAATTGGAAGATGGGAAAACAATTCATCGCTTCCTAATATGTCAACATTGCAGAAGATAGAAAATGCCACAGGAATTCCAACCAAAAAGTGGATAGAGTAGGAGGCGAGACAAATGAACAATTTGAGAATTTTTAATTCGTCAGAGTTTGGTGAAATCAGAACTGTAGTGGTGGACAATGAACCGATGTTCTGTTTGGCTGATGTGTGCAATCTCGACAAGAAAGAGTAGGTGGTCAGATGCGTAATGCACCATGTCTGAACTGCGAACGGAGAGGATGCGGAAGCTACCATGATGAGTGTGAGAAGTACAAGGCATTTGTTGAAGAACAGAATATTTTGAAAAACAAAAGGCTGGAAGCAAACACTAAAGTAGTTCCGCCGAGACCGTATCGCAGCCATAAGGTAACACCGATTAAGTGCCACAAGAGATGAGAAAGGAGAAGTGAATGAGCAAAAAAGAACAGGAGATTTGCGATATTTGTTGCTTGCTGTTTTTTGCAGGTGTAACAACTGGGCTTTGGCTGGTGCTTTCTAAAATAGAGTTAATCATAGCCAATGGCGGATTTAGCTTAGACCTATTATTGAGATAGCCCAAGCTACGAGAACACCGCTTAAAATACCGAGAGTATATGAAACTGCAAATTTCAAAAGCGAAATAAGCCATGATGTAACACGGTCTTTCCATGAAACATAGTTGTTGATTCCGACGGTTGTTAAATAGAAGCCTTCATTATCAACATTGCATATCCAAACCCTTTCTTTAAAGAGATGGTTGAACGCAACGATGTTTATATCGTTAATGTAGGGCAGAATTTTACCGTAATCAACATAGTTTTCCTTATTCATGTTTTTTATGAGCAGACCGAGATAGTCGTTTTCGTTTTTGATTTTCAAAGTAATATCCTCCGGGGTTTTTAAACATTATACCATGAAAGAAGGTGAATGGAAATGAATGAATTGGAGCAGAAAACGCTTACTTCAATGGAAGTGGCTGAGATGACAGGAAAGTTACATAAAAATCTTTTGGCAGATATCAGAGGATATGAGGAAGAACTTAACGAGCTGAACATTCAGCCGGTAGAATTTTTTATGAAAAGCACTTACAAAGATGCAAAAGGGCAAACACGCCCATGCTACAACGTCACCAAGAAAGGATGCGAGTTTATCGCTCATAAGTTGACCGGCATTAAAGGAACGGAGTTTACGGCGAAATACATAAACAGATTCCATGAGATGGAAGAAGTTATAAGAACACAGATTCCGACCGGGAAAGAACTGCTGGCATTGGCAGTGATAGAAGCTCAGAAAACTATTGACAGTTTGAAGGAGCATAACACAAAGCTGATCGAGGACTGTGAGCGGATGAAACCGAAAGAGATATTTGCTGATGCGGTGTCTGCCAGTAAGACATCCATACTGATTGGAGACCTTGCAAAACTGATCTGCCAGAATGGTTGCCAGATCGGGCAGAAGAGGTTATTCGAGTGGATGAGAGCTAACGGGTATCTGATCTTGAGGAAAGGGTCTGATTACAATATGCCGACTCAGAGGAGCATGGAGATGGGACTTTTCGAGATTAAGGAAAGCACACATCTCAATGGAGATGGGCTGAACGTGATAAGCAAAACTCCAAAAGTTACAGGAAAAGGGCAGCAGTATTTTATCAACAAATTTATGAAACAGGCGGAGGCGGTATGAAAAGGATGATAACAGCGGTAGTAATCGTAATATTGTTGTTTGCCGGTTTTGCTCTGATTGCGAATGCCGGGAGTGATCATCAGGGTGATTGGAAGGAGTATATCGAAAGACTCTGCGAGGACAAAGACATTTTGCCTGAGCTGGTGGAGGCAATGATTGAAAAGGAATCCAGCTGGAATCCGGCGGCGGTAAACGGTAACTGTGTAGGACTCATGCAGGTGAATAAAGAGATCCACAAAGAGTTGATAGGCGACCTTGATATGACAGATCCATACGACAACATTTACGTGGGAGTAACGATTCTGGAAGAACTGCTTCACAAATATGGTGAAGCGGCACCGGCATTGATGTTCTATAACGCAGGATATTCCGATAATTACGGAGTCGGAGTGTATGAGGATGGAAAGCTTAGCAACTATGCTGATGAGATTTTGAAACGTGCAGAGGAACTGGAAAGACTGCACGGGAAATAGGAGGTAGGACATGTCAAAGAATAGATTGTTTTTGTTTGAGCTTGAAGTGGAAGGAGTAAAAGGTTCTACATACAGAATCGTATCAGGAGTCAGATCAATGACTCTGAATGGTGCGGTACGAAAACTGTACCAGACAATGCCGAAAAATTTTAGAGGCATCAAGAAAATTTTACAGGAGGTATAGACCATGACAATTTATATTCCAGAATTTTGGATAGGCTTTATGGCCTGCATTATTGCAGAAGTTACAGCAATCGTGGCATATACCTGGTATGTTTCGCGGAGAAAGAAAAGATGAAGCAGCCGAAACGCCTCACAAGAGAGCAAAAAGAAGCTGTGGCAGCGTCCAGGCTAAATCCAAATAATTGGATGCTGGCAGGAGAAACAGAATTTTACTTAAAAGTGATCCACAAGGAGAGCGGAATCATTCGTTCCGTGGATAAATTCAGAAGATTGGAAAGAAGGAGAATAAGATGAAAAAGGAAATGACAGTGCAGGAATGCGTAGAAAGATTTGAAAAGAGCGGAAAAACCGTTGAAATCAATGACGGGAAGGTTGAGTATGCGGAGGGCGAAAAATGAAGGAAGTCGAGCTTAGAGAAGACGAATATGTCTGCATCAGAAAAGACACATACGACAGACTTCTTGACATCGAAACAAGAGTTGATGTTCTTGTTGATTTACTGGCAGCAGATAAGCATGTCGATGTAGAACTGGAATTGAGGATTCTTGGAACAGAATTAGCAATCACAACAGCAAATGAGATAAAAGCTGAAAGGGAGAGGGAATATGAAGCTTATAAAAATGGTTCTTCGCAACTTCATGGCGTATCTGGAAGCTGAAATTGATTTTTCAGATATTACTAAAATTTCTGGAAGGAACGGAGCTGGAAAGTCCAGTATTGCAAGCGCATACACATGGGTGCTTTTTGACTGCGACTACAATTTGAAAAGCAGTCCGGCAGTCCGTAGGGAAGTTGACTTGGAACCGGTAATGGATTCTGATGTAGAAGTAACACTGGTTTTTGGTATGGATGGGAAAGAAATTTCCATGCGAAAGGTACAGCACCGGACGATCAGCAAGGACGGAGCATCTTACAAAGATGATAATAAATATTTTATCAATGATGTTCCAAAGAAAAAAGCTGAATTTGAATCATATCTTGGAATTGATATGGGACTTTTGAAAAGCTGCTCGAATCCGGAAGCTTTTTTAGTAAAAAAAGCAGATGAAATGAGAGCATATTTGTTTTCTCTATCAAAAGAATTTTCGGATTTGTATGTTTGCCGGGAGAACGAAAGCCTACATGGACTGGCAGAAAAGCTGAAAGATTATTCAGTTGCGGAATTATCTGCCATGAATAAGAAAAAGAAATCGGATATTGAGAAAGAGCTTCCGGTTCTGGACGGACAGATTAAGGAAAAAGAACGAGACATCAAGTTGAAATCCGACATTGATGTATCTGATCTGGAATTGCAGAGAAATACATTGAAAGAACAGATTGCAGAGAATCTGAAAAAACAGGCTGATAGTCAAAACATTTTGAAAGATTATGAATCTGCGACTGCCGGAATTATGGAGCTGAAATTCAAACTGTCAGATATGCAGAATCAGGCGAATAATGCTCTTTCTGAAAAAGTCAGGGAAATCAGGAGCGAGATTTCAGAAAAAGAAAGAGACAAGAGAAACATGGAAATCAAATCCGATGATTGCAGCAGAAATGTTAGGCTTTTGACGGCTTCCGTTAAAAAGCTGTCTGAGGAAAAACAAAATCTTGCAAATCTGTGGAAGCAAGAGAAAACCAGAGTTTTTGATGAAAGTAGCACCGTATGCGTGTACTGCGGGCAGGAATATCCAGAGGACAAGAAAGAACAGCTCCGGTCAGAGTTCGCTGTCAGAAAAGAAGCTGAGTTAAAGCGGATTACTGATAAAGGAATGTCGCTGAAAAAGACGATTGAAGAAGATGAACAGGAAGTCGAGAAACTAAATGATTCTTTGAAAGAGACAACTGAAGATATCAGAAATATCGAAGAAGAGATTCGACTTCTCAAAGAAAAAGAAACAAAAATTCCGGTTGCTGCGGATATTTCCGGTAATGAAGAATATAAGAAAATTCAGAACCAAATTGCTGAAAAGGAAAAGTACCTGGAACAGTTTGGAAACGCTTCTGATCTGAAAGGACAGCTTAAACAGGAAGAATCGGAGCTGAACGAGCAACTGAGAGCTTGCGAACAGAAAATTGCACAGTCGGATACTTCTATGGAAGAGGAACGTCTGGAAGAACTGAAAGCAAGAAAGCTTGACATGGGACAGAAAAAGACGGATGCAGAGCATATCCTTGACCTTCTGGCAGAACTGGAAAAGAAGAAAAACGAGCTGCTTTCCGATGAAATCAACAGCCATTTTGGACTGGTTAAGTGGAAGTTGTTCGAGAATGCAAAGAACGGCAATTATAAATCTGTATGCATTCCACAGGTTGATGGAAAGTCCATTCTGACCACCATCAGCAATAAGGGAAACCGGATTCTCGGAAAACTGGATATTTGCCGGAGCATCCAGAAAATCGAAGGAATTTCAGTGCCGATCTGGTTGGATGATTGTGAGTCGTTGGACTCCGAAAATCAGAAGAAAGTTATTGATATGGTGGACGGACAGCTGATTATGCTGATCGTAAATGATGGAAAAGAATTAAAAGTGGAGGAGTAAAAATGAGTAAAGCATTGGATATGGCAAGAGAATTGGTTAAGAAGCTGGAAGAAGAGGAAAAACAGTCGAAAGTGCAGCTTTCAGCTTTAAATCCGGGAGATGTATTCAAAATTGGAGAGCATGATTTTATTGTACTGATGCAGTGCAGAGAGGAAACAGCAGTAATTTCCAAAGGATTCATGGCTGAAAATGTGAAATTTGATGAGGATTCGAGAAACTATAAAGAGTCAAATCTGAAAAAGGTTATCGAGAATCTGATCCAGCCGGTTATTGAGGTGGAGGTCGGATCAAAAAACCTTATTGAGCATGAGGTTGATCTGACAAGTGTAGATATGCAGGATGAGTTCGGAGGATTCAAGTGCAAAGTCAGACCAATCACATTCGACGAAGCCAGACTGTACAACAATTTACTGGTTAATAAAAACCTTAATGGTTGGTGGTGGACATGCACACCTTGGAGTACAGAAGACAGAGGATGGAAATATTCAATTGCCGTTGTTGCTCCGGCCGGCTTTTTCAGCAACGGCTATTGCGGCCGCAGCGGTGGTGTTCGCCCGTTTTGTATCTTAAAATCTAATATCTTTGTATC